CGATAGCAAGTGAGCTAGTTCATCAATTTAGAAGCCCATCGTTTAGCGGCATTGGTTACTCTGCTCACGTTTTGACAATTGACAATTTAGAAGCGTCACGCCGTCAAAAAATTGCCGAAGATAAAAAGGCTGAAGCTGCTGCAGCTGCATCGGCTGCAAAGAATACTAACCTTGCGAAGTTTCTAAACAATTTGGAGTCTCGCGTGTATGCTACGCTCTCACAGAAGATTGCGGAGCAGTTGTTTTCTGATAACGGTAATACAAGCGGTTCATTCGATATCGCATCAAACAATGTACAGTGGGCTTCAGATGGTTCGCAGATTACACTAAGAATTACCGACGCTGGTGGTAGTGTTACTGAAGTTGTTGTTCCTTATGGGAGTTTAGCATGGTAAAGATTCTTGGTATGGTTTTTGCTTCATTACTATTGGCTGGTTGTACAGCTGAGTCGGTAACAAAAGAAAGTATAGAAGCCCGAGCGGAAGCTCCTGAAGTTATTACGACGAAGCGATTCAACGAGCTAGTGAATTTGCCTGGAGTAGACGGTCCAGTCATTCCAATTGCTGTCTATCGTTTTCCTGATCTAACAGGGCAACGTAAACCAGCAACCAACTTTGCTAGTTTGAGTTCTGCTGTAACACAGGGAGCAGAAGTGTTTCTTATCAAAGCATTACAAGATGCTGGTCGTGGTAAGTGGTTTCAGGTAGTTGAAAGGTCTGCGCTTGATAATCTTGTGAAGGAACGTCAGCTGATTAGAAGTCAGCGCGAGCTATATGAAAAAGATCAAGCAAAGCCACTAACACCACTTACTGTTGCTGGCATTATGTTAGATGGTGGAGTTGTCGGATATGATAGTAATATCGGAACTGGTGGTATTGGCGCTCGATTCTTAGGAGTTGGTGCTAATCAAGAATATAGAAAAGACGAAGTGACTGTTGTGCTGCGTTTGATTTCTATCAACACTGGTGAAGTTCTATTATCGACTGGAGCATCTAAAACCGTATTGAGCACAGGAGCTGGCGCAAACGTATTCAAGTTTATCGATGTAGGTACTAAGTCTGTTGAGTTTGAAGCTGGTAACTCTGTAAATGAACCTACGACATATGCTGTCAGAATAGCCATTGAGGCAGCAGTTGCTGATATGATAAAGGAGGGAGCTAAGAAGAAGCTCTGGAGTATCAAGAAAAAGTAAAGGAAAACAATGAAACTCTCAAGTATGACTCTATTGTCATTCTTGGTTATGTTTCAATATGCAAACGCCGCGGGAAATAGTGTGTATGTAGATCAGATCGGTAGTGGATCTACAATTTCTATGACCCAAACAGGCAATTCGAATGCGATTGGCAATCCTACCGACAAAGCAACATTCAACGGACAAAACAATATTGTTACAATTGATCAGATTGGTAATCTGAACAATACTGCTATCAATGTGCAGGGTGATGACGTTACTGTAAACTCACTTGTAACTGGCGACAATAATACTGTAAATATTGCTTGCGGTGTTAGCGGATCTTGTTCTAGTTCTATCATAAACAATACAATCACAGGTGACGGTAATACGGTAACGCAGTCCGCTGATGGACTTACAATATCAAACGTCACAATCAATACCGATAATAATACTGTAAATATTCAAAATGATTCTTCAGCTGTTGCTGGCGCTAAGAGCACTGTTCTTATTGCTGGTGGTGGCGGTAACGATGTAAACATTATACAGACTGGCGCTGCTGGTGCTAATGGTCACGACGCTGACGTGAATATCTTAGGTGGAACAAACACAGTAGATATCAAGCAAGGTGGCGGAGTTGACTCTAAGGTTATTTCTACAATCACTGGTTCTGGTAATACCCTTACTATCAAGTCCAACCATCAGTAATGCTGGTATTGGTAAAGTAACTGAACAAACAGGTCCAGCTGAAATAAAACGCGATACAAACGTGATTCCCAGCGCGCTGTCTAGTGGCGTTGAGATGAAGGATATTATTACGACTGCTAACGGTCGAGCAGGAATCACGTTCCAAGACGATACAAGAGTTCAAATTACTGAGCACTCTAGATTAGTAATCGACAACTTCGTTTACGATGACAGTAAGAAAACTGGCAAGCTCGGAATGAAGATGGCGTTAGGAACAATCAAGTATGCCTCAGGTCAAATCGCGAAGAGCGACCCGCAACAAGTTATGGTCGAAACTCCGACTGCTACTATTGGAGTTCGCGGAACCGACTTTTCTGGGACAGTTGATGAGATTGGTCGCTCTACTATTATTCTTCTTCCTTCTTGTCCTACTGGATGGAAGAATATTGAAAGGGACTGTGTTGTTGGTTCCATCTCCGTAACAACGGACATGGGAACCATCTGGCTTACAAAAGCGTTTGAAACGGTCAATGTTCAGACAAGTATGGCAACACCAAGATCAAGTATTATGAATCTGAACTTGGACCAGATCAACAATCTAATTATTGTAACACCACCAAAAGCCGCGACGGTAGAAGTTCATACAGAAAACAAAGGTTTCAATTACCTCGACGAAGATTTGTTGGGTAAAGACTTGCTCAAATATACTGAGCTGGATAAGAACTACTTGACTGAGTATAACAAGCTAGATCGTAATTTCCTCGATAGTGATTTCCTTATCAATCTACTTGATCTTTCTAGCTCGCAGATGCTTACAAACGAGCTTGCAGAGTTCAATGCTCTTTTGCCTAAATACAACGCGGCAACAGGACTCAAATATTTTGTTGAAGATGACTTTGTAACATTGTATCGCGAATCATTCAATGCCTATGCTCAGGTTACAGTTCCTATTAGTCAAAGTATGACAATGAAACTAACACAAGATGGTATTGAAATTACACAGATGGTAAACAGTGCAGGAACCACAACTATTACTATCAAGCAAGGAAACTGATATGAAAGCACTAGTAGCTTTATTACTGTTGACCTCTTCTGCTTATGCACAGCAGATCAACAACGCAACCGTGAACATTATAGGATCTACTCAAAATGTTTCTATCACTCAGCTTCATGCTGGTCATTCTGCTAATCTGCAATTGGATGGCAACGGGATTAGCGTCACCGTCACGCAGTCAGGAAATACTCCACAGTCTTTCAGCCTTAGCGTTTCTTGTGGTTTCAGCTGCCCTTCTTCTCCTTATGTCATCAACCAATATTGATTATGGAAACACTTGGCAAATATCTAACTTCGACGTGGGCGGCTATCGTATCAGCTTTGATACTTGTCACCCTATTCATATTGAACCCATCTCCCATTGAAACTTTACGACTGAAAACATTTGACTACTTTATAACCTCTCTGGAGCCAAAGAAGTCCGATGAAGTTGTTCTGGTTGAGTTTGGCGAAAAGTCAGTTCAGGAATACGGTCAATGGCCATTCGACCGTAGAGACATTGCTACGACTATTGAACGTCTGCGTGCTGCTGGCGCTGGAGCTATTGTCGTTCCTATTCTTTTTAGTGAAAAAGATAGAGCCGGTGGTGACGCCGATCTTGCAAAGTCTATTGCATCAGGTGGTGTTGTTATATCGCAAACACCAACAGCTCAGCGAAGAGCGCCAGATGCTGTTCGCAGAGGCTTTGCTAGTATCGGTGATGATCCTAATTCATGGGTCTATTCTTGGCCTGGGGCTATATCTCCTCTACGATCTTTCGCAGACGTTGCCGAAGGGGTTGGGGTTCTCGCTGCAACACCTGAGCGTGACGGGGTTGTTCGTCGCTTGCCTATGCTGGTTCGCATTGGGGATGCACTGTATCCTTCACTTGTATTGGAAACCCTACGAGCAGTGGCTGGAGACCCATCTTATCAAATCAAAACAGGTCAAGCTGGTGTCGAAGCAGTCCGCATTCCGCAATTCCCCGCAATCTCAACCGACGAGCGTGGTCGCATCTGGACAACGTGGAACAATCGATTCGAGCGTATCGAAGCGACTGAAATCACTAAACAAGTTGTAGCTGATAAGATTGTTATATTAGGGCTAACAATAGAAGGTGTTAGTAGTATTATTGCAACGCCAAATGGTGAAAAATGGCCTCATGAAGTTCAGGCTCAAGCCCTTCAGACTGTTATCGACGGGACTTCTATAAGCCGACTACCAGAGAGTAAACTGATAGAGTCAGTCCTGCTAGTATTGCTGTTAGGCATGTTGCTAATTCTAGTACCTCGTGTATCGGTCTTTTGGACCATGCCTGTGTTGGCAACATTTATAGTCTCCATTGCTGGCGGTTCGTATTATATGTTTTTGAATTATTTGCAGCTGTGGGATCCGAGCTACATTTTATTTAGTTGCACTGCAATATTTTTTCATCTGACATATAACAACTTCGCGCGCGAGAACAGACTAAAACTTCAGATCAAGAAACAGTTCGGAACGTATCTGTCACCAGCGATGGTTGAGAAGCTGCAAGAAAATCCTGATCTGCTCAAGCTAGGAGGAGAAACTCGTGAGCTATCAATCATGTTTACTGATGTTCGTGGGTTTACTGCTATTAGTGAGCATTATGGAAGCGACGTTCAGGGACTAACGCAGATCATGAATCGTTACATGACAGCGATGACAGCAAGGATACTACAGAACAATGGAACTCTCGACAAGTATATCGGCGATGCGCAGATGGCTTTTTGGAACGCGCCTCTGGATGATCGTGACCACGCTAAGAACGCAGTTCGCACGGCTCTCGCAATGCTCGGCGATCTCGAAGCTTTCAACGCTTCTATCGCGTCTGAAGGAGTTCCTCCTTTTGGTATGGGTCTTGGCGTCAATTCTGGTAATGTTGTCGTTGGTAACATGGGTAGCGATCAACGGTTTGATTATACCTGCTTGGGCGACAGTGTCAACTTGGCTTCGCGCTTAGAGGGACAATCTAAACCATATCATGTCAAGATGATCATCGGTGAGCGAACAGCAGAGCTGCTCGACAACGAATATGCTCTTGCAGAACTAGATTGTATTGCCGTCAAGGGTAAGACAAAAGGCGTTCGTATCTTTACTATCGTTGATGGTACAGGTGTCAATAGAGCATATCTAAAGACACACGAAGATTTCTTACGCTACTATCGCCGCCAAGATTGGGATTTGGCTAAACAGCATATCCTATATCTTGAAGGCGCATTCAAAGGTGAGCTTCGCGATTATTACAAGATGATGCTTGAGCGAATTGAAGAACTGGAAGCTAACCCTCCAGGCAAAGATTGGGATGGTGTTTATCGTGCAACAAGCAAATAATTTTTGTCCAGCTCCTTGGGTAGGTTTATACTATCATAGCGACTCAGCAAGCCCATGTTGTACCATGAGCACTCTTCCTATGTCACCAAAAGAGTATTTTGAAAGTGATTGGTTAGTTTCACTCAAACAAGAGTTTCTCGAAGGCAAAAAACCAGATCGCTGCTACTCTTGCTGGATCAAAGAAAAACAAGGTTTGAAGAGTATAAGAAACCATTTCGTAAAAGTTTTTACATATGAAAATGCTATAGCTGCGCAATCAACAAAACACTTAGAACTACGCGAAAGTAATCTATGCAACTTTGCTTGTAGAATGTGCAACCCTACTGATAGTGTAAAGCTTGAGCGAGAGATAGAGCAATATCCAGAATTGTCAAACTTCTATCGCCCAAATACAAATAAAGATATGAGCGAAGAAAATTGGCAAGAAATACTAGATGTTTCTTTGGAATTGAAATCGCTCTATCTTACTGGTGGTGAGCCAATGCTCATGAAACGCTACTACGATTTGCTCGACCATTTGATTGCCAACAAAAGAAACGAAAATATTGATTTACGCATCTATACCAATTGTAGTGTATACAATCCTGTTTTTATTGACAAACTCAGCAAATTCAAGAATGTTACTTTGAAGATGAGTATCGATGCCGTAGGCAAAACAGCTGAGTATCAAAGATATGGTACAGAATGGAAAACGGTAAGATCCAATATCTTCAAGTTTTTAGAATTACCAATAACTGCTAGTATTCATTCTACGATAACAGCATATAGTATTTTGGATGTGTCTTCTCTAGCAGATTTTTTTATTGAAATGAAAAACTATGAAAACTTGAAAGCCAAATTGACTAAGTTCAATGCTCATGTCGCTCGAATTCCTGCGTCTCTAGACTATGCTAATCTAAGTATCGAACTACGAGCTAAAGCTATTCTGGAAATAGATGATGCTATTTCGAAGATGTCTGACGAGTTTTTCTCACTTTATGTTGCTGAACTGCGCGCCCTTAGAAAGCAACTTATAGAGAGAAGAGACTGCAACTATCAGTTTTTTGTCAATATGACAAGGACACTTGATAGAATTCGTAGCCAAAGTTTTGAGGAAGTATTCGGCTACAAGATATAAATAGGTAGAATCACTTGGAGTTCCGCCTATGGCTATTACAACCCGTCAGCAGTTCAAAGAATACATTCTTCGCCGTCTAGGCGCTCCCGTTATCGATATCAACGTAGATGATGAGCAGGTGGAAGATCGTATCGATGACGCTTTGCTCAAGTTTCGTGACTATCACTTTGATGGTATGCAACATGCTTACTTACCATATCAAGTACAGCAAGCTGATATCAATAATCAGTATATTACGCTCCCAGAAGACTTTGTAGGCGTAACTCGCGTTTTTGATATCAATGACTCGTATAGCGCGATGAATCTATTCAATATCCGCTATCAGCTTCACCTAAACGAGCTATTCAATATATCCAGCGTATCGGTTACACCATATGTTGTAGCCATGCGTCATATTGAATTTCTGGAAGAAGTGTTTGTTGGTAAGAAACCTATTCGCTACAACCGCAACACCGATAAGCTTTATATCGACATGAACTGGAACGACGATGTTCGTGCTGGTCAGTATATTATCATCGACGGTTATCGCGAAGTCAATCCAACAGAAAATCCAGACGTATGGAATGAACCTTGGCTTAGAAAATATACAACTGCTCTTGTCAAGTTGCAGTGGGGTGAGAACCTCAAGAAGTTTGAAGGCATGAACTTGCCTGGCGGTGTTACATTCAACGGTCAGAAGATTTGGGAAGAAGCAAACGAAGAGATCAATAAGCTCGAAGATGAAGTAATCATGGATTACTCACTCCCAGTCACTGACATGATCGGATAACAATGGCAACGAACAAATACTTCCGTCCGTTCACATATGGTCGCGAGCAGGATACTGCTGAAGACTTGATTATTGAATCAATCAAGATTTATGGTCTTGACGTGAAGTATTTGCCACGCACTATTGTTGGACCAGATGCTCTTCTCGGTGAAGATCCGCTGTCACAATTCAATGACGCAATCGACATTGAGATGTATATCAAGAACACGCAACAGTTCGAAGGCGAAGGTGATTTCCTATCGAAGTTCAATCTGGAAATCCGTGACCAGATTACATTCGTTATGGCTCGTAAGCGTTGGGAACAAGTTGCTAACGAAAAAGTTCTAACTGAAGTTGGTTACAACATTCAGATGGAAAACGCTAACACTAAAGCTTGGGCTAACTCTGTTGCTCTGCGTTTAGAAAATGGCGGAACTGAAGGTTATCAAACAACTTCACCTCGTCCATTCGAAGGCGACTTCGTTTACTTTCCGCTGAACAAGAAGCTGTATGAAGTAAAGTTTGTCGAACATGAAAACATTTTCTATCAGCACGGTAAGCTATACACATACGAACTGACTTGCGAACTTGTAGATCGTATGGGCGCTATTGATATTGCTACAGGCAATACCGAAATCGACGCCATCGAAACTCGTTATAGCCAAGATATTCTTATCTATCAGATTCAGACGGAAGATGGATACAATATGTTGGCTGAAGATGGCGGATATATGCTACAAGAATATCGCATCGAAACGCAAAACAAAACGGCTAACAACGAAGTGTTTACTGCCAAGTCCTTTGATTATCTGGACTTCAGCGAACGCAATCCATTCTCAGAAATTGATAGGTTCTAATGTTCGGATCGCAGTTTTATCATCAATCTATTCGTAAATATGTTATCATGTTTGGTAACATGTTCAACGATATCGTTGTTCGTCGTTTAGACACAACTGGCGTATCGCTACAATCTGTGGCTGTTCCGCTTGCTTATGGACCAAAAGAAAAATTCCTTGTCCGCATCACGCAAGATCCTAATCTTGACCAGCAGGTTGCTATTCAGTTGCCGCGTATGGGTTTTGAGATGACAACTCTTGCCTACGATGGATCGCGCCGACTTGCGGGAACATCACGCAATGTAAAGGTTGTAAGCGATAAGAATAAGCTCGACTTCACTTATATGCCTGTTCCGTATGATCTAAACTTCAATCTGTATGCTTATGTTCGAAACGCCGACGATGGCGCTCAGATCATGGAACAGATTGTCCCTTACTTTGGACCAGAATGGACTAACCAAGTTCGTTTGATTCCAGAGATGAGCATTACGCAAGACGTGCCTACAATTCTCAATACGGTTTCTATTGAAGATACATATGAAGGCGACTTTGATACTCGTCGCGCGTTGATCTATACATTTGATTTCACGGTCAAAGGATACTTCTACGGTCCAGTTCGTCGTCAGGGTATTATCAAGCGTTCGCAGATCGACTTTGGTATTGTTACAGGAAACACAGCAAATAGAATTACGCTTGACGATGTTGCTAAAACTGGTCGTAGTTCTCGTATTGTGGTTCAGCCTGGACTATTGGCTAACGGCAGTCCAACAACAAACAGCGCAGCTTCAATTCCATATACTCAGATCGAAGCTGATGACGATTATGGATTCTGCTCAAA